TAGATGCTACGATTCATTTCCCAGTTACTATGCGGTCTGCCCCAACAATGTCAGCAACCTCTGGGACAAACTATTGGTATGCATACACTAATGGCACTGTTGATAATTTTGATAATTGGTCAGGTGCGGCAGGATCTTCTTTAAACTTTGGATCAATGTATGCTAGTCATGGGCAGATTTCTGGGCCAAGTAGTGGAGGTTGCCAAGTGCAGTTTAATAACAGTAATGCGTATTTTCAGGCAGATGCGGAGTTATAAATGAACATTACATCAGCTAAATATGTAAACGACCCTGCTAATATCAAAGCAGTGTCAATTACTGCCACGATTGATGGTGATATTTTGTTTGTCCCACTCGATCCAGCAAACCGCCACTACGCCGAAATCATGCGTCAGGTTGAGGCTGGTGAGCTAACCATACAGGATGCGGATGACTGATGGACATGATGATTTGGAATATTGTTCTGTCCGCACTCATCACACTGGTGGGCTGGTTCGGTGTACAGATGCACACGGAGTTGCATCGCCTATCCATCCTCCTCAACAAAACCCGTGAAGAAATCGTGCAGTGCCAGTTAACCATAGCAGAGAAGTACGCACGGAAAGACGAAGTCAGGGAAGACATGGAACGACTCATGGATCGTTTGGATGCCCTCGACGCTAAGATTGACCGACTCATAGAAGCACGGACATGATCTTTGAGGCCATAGCCGCCATCAAGATAGCTAACGAAGCTATCGGGGCTATCAAGGAGTTCGCTGGACACATACAGAGTGTCGGTGAAATGGGGCCACAACTTACCAAACTCGCTGACGCTAAAGAACAAATAGAAAAAGATGCGAAGGCGGGTGACATGGAAGCATTCTTTGAATTAGAGAAGATACGAAACAAAGAAGCTGAAATAAAACAAATGTTTATCTACCAAGGGCGAGCAGGTCTTTGGGATGATTATCAAAAATTCATGCAGAACAGGAAACAACTGAAAGAAAATGAACAAAAGCGAATTGCCGATAAGAAAGCCCGTAGAGCTAGACAAATTAAAAACTGGAGTATTGGTATCGCTGTTACCGTGGCCACCCTTTCTGCTATTGGCATATGCGGTTATTTCCTTTATTGGCTCATAAGTGTGAAGGGGAAGTAGGGTGTGGCTCGTATACGGGATCATCACGATAGCCCTACAACCCGGTGTATTACAGATCGTAGAGAAAAAAGAATACACCAACCCACAAGATTGTTTTAAAGACGCAATGGTCATAATGGCAGATGCAGAAGACCCAAGGGGCATGGCCTGTGTACCTATACCAAGCGACAAGAAGGGAACATAATGACAGACCAAGAAAAGATGTATGACCTCAATGGTGATGGGGTGATTGATGCTGAAGAACGCAAGATCATGCTGGAAGACATGCGCAGAAAGATGGAAGATGCTGATGCACAGCGTGACTCCATACGCAAGATGGCTTGGTTTGCTCTGTTTGGTCTTTTACTGTATCCATTTGGTATCTTTCTTGCTGATGCCTTCGGTATGGATACAGCCGCTTCCTTAATTGCTAACATCGCCCCTACGTACTTCGCATCCATTGCAGTCCTCGTGTCTGCCTTCTTCGGTGCCTCAGCATTGCAGGGTAAGAAGGACAGTTAATATGGAATTTGTATCTGGATTAATTGTTTGTCTAGTTGCTATCTGGTTTTTAGTAGGTGATAAAGATGCTTAACTTATTATTAGGTCCAGCACTTGAGCTAGGCAAAGAGTTTATCAAAGGGAAGGCTGACGAGAAGAAAGCTATCCAAGAGCGTAAGATTAATGCTATCCAGAACGATGCTAACTGGGAAGACAAGATGGCATCGGCTACTGAGAAAAGCTGGAAGGATGAATGGTTCTCTATACTGTTAAGTTTACCGTTGCTAGGTGTAGCGTACAGTGTTATAATCGACGATCCCGGTATCATAGCCAGAGTCAACGAAGGCTTTGCCGCACTCAACCAACTTCCTGAATGGTATCAGTATCTCCTCTTTATCGCAGTGTCTGCTTCATTTGGATTGAAGTCAGCAGACAAAATCATGAATCTAAAAAAAGGTAAGTAATAATGTCATTTGAAACTGTTGTTCATATGGTTCTGGAACATGAAGGTGGATACGTTAACCATCCGTCAGATCCCGGTGGAGAAACTAAGTATGGCATTTCTAAACGTGCTTATCCAGATGTGGACATTGCTGAGTTAACTAAAGATGAAGCGGCTGATCTTTACAAACGTGACTACTGGGATCGTATCAAAGGCGATGATCTTCCTGTTGGTATTGCTTGTGTTGTCATGGACTATGCTGTCAATTCAGGAATCTCACGTGCATCAAAAGCTCTCCAATCCGTCTGTGGAATCGCAAACGGTGATGGGGTCATTGGACCTGCTTCTCTCAACTCTGTATGGACTACTGTAAAGAATACGAGTGAAGAAGATGTTATCACTGCTGTCACTGAACAGCGTCAAGGATTTATTCGTGCTCTCTCTATCTACGATACATTCGGCAAAGGATGGGAACGTAGGATTGAAGAGACACGTGCTAAGGCAATGGAGTTAATCTAACATGTTTAACCAAGACCAAATGGGGCGTATAGCCAGCAAGCTAGGTTATCAAGGTCCGATGCACAAGTTCAATGAGTTCTTGGCGAGTAATCCCGGTGCTCAAAGTGCTTATGCCGGTCTTGAGAACAAAGCTAAAATGATGAAGATGAATGCTGGTGGCTACGTTAAGAAGCTAGCTGAAGGTGGCATTGTACAAACATCTGAAGGAGTAGGTGCTCCAACTGTAGGTGCGGCAGTACCACAGATGACACCTTTTGGCCCTAAGCTAGATGAAGCTGGACAACCTATACAACAGCAAGTCCTTGATGTAGAAGGTAATCCTGTTACTGATGCTGAAGGAAATCTTACTTACGAAACACAATTCCCTACAATTCCTGAGTACAGTGCTACTCAAATGTTTCAGCCGGGATTACCACCGGGCGCACAACAGTTAGCTCAGGGCATTGAATTTGGTACACAGCAAGCTATTTCACCGGCAGGTACACAGATAGGTACAGCACCTACTGTGTCCGCTCCTGATACCGCTACAACTGCTCAAGCACAAGCTCCTATTACACCTACACCAGAACAATATCAGGCAATGCTAGCGTCAGGACAAGTGCCTGCAACTGCGCCTGCCATTGGGACAGTGTCAGCACCTGCAGTAGCTCAGTCAACTGTACCTACATCTACTGAAGTAGCCAATCAGCAAGCGGCACAGATTGATAGTGCAGTTCGTGTGACAGCACCTGATGCTCGTACATTATCTGCTGAGGAGTTAGTGACTGCACCTGCAGATGCTCAGTTCGCCGCACAGTTCGCTGAAGAAGTACAGGCGGCACAGGCACAGCCTACTGAGGAAGCTACTGTACGTGGTCAGTTAACTAACCTCATGGCTGAGTTTGAGGGTGGTGCTACACCTCCATGGGCGGCGGGGGCAATGCGTAATGCAACTGCCATTATGGCTCAGCGAGGCTTAGGTGCTTCATCTATGGCTGGTCAGGCTATCATTCAAGCGGCCATGGAATCTGCACTACCTATCGCTGTGCAAGACGCACAGACAATGTCTCAGTTTGAGCAACTGAATCTGTCTAATCGTCAGGCTCGTGCAATGTTAGCGGCACAACAACGTGCCCAGTTTATTGGACAAGAGTTTGATCAGAACTTCCAAGCCCGTGTTCAGAATGCATCACGTATCTCTGACATCGCTAATATGAACTTTAATGCTGAGCAACAGATTGCATTAGAGAATGCACGTATGGCTCAGACAGTCGATCTGAATAACTTGACCAACCGTCAGGCTGTGCAGATGGCTAACATCGCTCAGATCTCCCAGCTTGAATTGACTAACTTAAACAACCGTCAACAGGCGGCTGTACAAAATGCTCAGTCTTTCTTGCAAATGGATATGGCTAATTTGTCTAACGATCAGCAAGCAGTCATGTTTGACTCTCAGTCTAAGGTACAGGCTTTGTTATCTGACCAAGCGGCTGAGAATGCATCTCGACAGTTTAATGCTACTTCAGAGAATCAGACTAATCAGTTCTTCGCTAACTTAACTTCTCAAGTGTCTCAGTTTAATGCGACACAAAGCAATGCCATGGAGCAGTTTAACATTGAGCAGGGTACTGCAGTGAAGAAGTTTAACTCTGAGCTACAGAATCAGCGTGATCAGTTTAATGCGCAGAATCAATTAGTTATCGCACAGTCTAACGCCCAGTGGCGCAGAGAGATTGCAACTGCTAACACTGCCGCTATCAATGACGCTAACGCTTTCAACGCACAAGCTGTGTTGGGTGTCAGCGAGCAGGCTTACGCTAATCTGTGGCAGGCATACGAAGATGAAATGGAATATGCATGGCAGGGTGGACAGAACGAACTGGATCGTATTAATAAGCTAGCACAGCAACGTATCTTAGCAGATGCTGAGTTAAGTGCCGCTGATGCCGCCGCTGATGCGTCTACAAGTTCTGCACTAGGCTCATTCGCCGCTACCGCATTGTTTGGTACGGGTGGTAGTGCCGGATTCTTAACGAAGTTTATGTAATAGGTATTAAAGATGTCTAGAAGAATATCACAAACGTACAATGGCTTTTTGTCTTACATGCAACAAAAAGAAAGCACGGCAACGCCTAAGAAGCAGGAAACTGCTAGTGGACTAGGTGCTCGCATGAAGAGAACAAGCGCAACCCCATCTAAAACTAAGTATTCAGAACTAGATAAAGTGGCTGAGATGGTTCAGTCAATTCGTGAATATAGGAATGCATAATGGCAACCCCAGAAAACTTTCTTGATGCCCCAGTAGCGGGCATGTCTTTGACTGCAGAACCTAAGTCTCGTCCATGGCGTAGACCATCACAGGTGTCTACTGTGGATGAAGCAGTAGCTCTGTACGCTCCTATCTTCTCAGATAAGACTACCTCTCGTATGTTGCTTGGTCAGATTCAAACGGGGATTCCTTTGACCTCTATTGCTGATCTTTTAATTACAGGCAATACAATGGAAGGTAAGCACACCCTAGATGTTGGATTGCTTGTAGCTCCCGTACTGGTAGAGACAATGATCACTATGGCTGAGATGGCTGAGATTGATTACGTCATTGGTAATGAGCGCACAGACGATGAGCCGGGTACTAAGCAGGACATCATCAATCAAGTCATGAGGAGTATTAAAGAAGAAGAGGGCATGGCAGAAGAGCCAATGCCTGAAGAACAAGAGGTTGCCCCACAAGAAGAAGAGGGCATGGATGAAGCATCCCCACCGCCTCGCGGGTTAATGGCTCCAAGGAGTGCAATGTAATGCCAGCATTAGATTTTAGAGCATTCGCCGCTGGGTTTGCCACCCAAGCACAGAAGATAGAAGAAGAGTCAGCCAAGATTGGAATGGACCTTCTCAAGAAGGCAATGGAAGATTTTCGTGAAGAGGCTAAAGACTACAAGCCAAAGTATGAAGATGAGATACGAAACAAAAAAGAACAGGCGACGTATCTTAGATCCACTTTCGGATTGAGCGATACACAAGTTAAAGTTTTACTAGATCGTGGTGATTTAGGTGTTAAAGACTTTGTAACTAAAGCAGAGAAAGCTAAGAATTTCCAGCAGTTAGAAGACTACAAGGGATTGGTTAAGCTGGCAGAGGCGCAGGAACCTATTACTGGATTTGACGTTATTGACTACATTGATAGCGGCGCATACGTAAAAACAAAAGCTCCTGTTTATGTTGGACCGGAAGGATTCAAGACAGGTGTATTTGGCCGTGAGGTTAGCTTGGGGGATAAGAGTACAGTAGAAGCCACTAAGTCTGCGTACATCCCTGAGAAGGGTGGGTATGAAGGTGACGTGCCATCGTCAATGGGTGCCACTGTAGATTTGACATCTGAACTTAAGCGGGGTGCGTATGAGCCTATAACCCGCACGGACGATAAAGGGTATAGGTCTGCATTTACAGAGGCTTTTTCTACTTTTGCGGGTACCAGCCCTCAGCAAAATGCAGATGGAACATTTAGATTTTCTGACAGTAGAGCAGGAGCACAGACAAAGCTAGAACAGGATATGGAAGGCGCGTATCAGGCATGGATTTCCAGCTTTAAGGGCGAAGACAAACAGGTAGACCCTACAACAATTCGTGCGTTTGCTTTGTCTTATGTCAATATGCTTAACAACAAGGCTATCGAAGAAGGAACTCCCAAAGATAAACTATTTTACAAAGAAGCAGTTGGCCTAGAGGGTCTGTCAGATCCTAAAGGCTCGACGTTGGCAACAGGTGCTCCTAAAGTAACAGGTGCTCAGACTCCTAGTCCTGCCACCACAACTCCTGCAGTTACTCAAGCAACTCCATCAAATGTACCAACCGATCCTAAACAGCACCCTATAATCAGTACTTTAATTCCCAAACCCACTGCGACTCAGATTCAAGCTAAACAGGGAAAATCTAGAAAGGATCGCATCGGCATAATAAAAAATATTCTTATTCAGGAATACGGCTACACAGACATTAAAAAAGCAGAAGCCGATGCAACGGCAATGGTGCTGTAAATATGAAAAAGGCTTACAACTATCTTGACCCAGAAAGCATTACCGCTGAGACCTTGAAAGCAGATGAGGATTTTCTGCTTGACGCGGCAAACTACTTATACAAAAGCACTGAAGGAGATGTAGACCTAACTGACCCAGAGGAAATCTACGACGAGTTCGCCAAGCGGATGCGTTATCACGATGTCAATGAAGTAGACACTGTGAGTGACCTGATGTATGCACAGGAAGCAGATGAAGAGAGTAAGGCTGAGATGGCCCGTCTGTTTGATGTGTATGACAAGTCAGAGATAAGCACGGAAGATCTCGGTGAGAAGATTGTTGATTACGGTTACGGTATTGCAACTGCCCCATCGACGTGGATTGGCTTACTGACAGGTGGCAGTGGTAAAGCTGTGTCTGTTGCAGGACAGCAGGCAACTAAAGAGATCGTGCGTAGAACGCTCAAGGGTGCCCTTAAAGGTGCTCTCGTGGAGGGTGCTATTGGTGCTGGTCAAAGTGTGGCACAGCAAGGCACACGGATGGAGCTAGACCCTGAAAGGGAGTTTAGTGGCACTGAGGTTGCTCTTACTGCAGGACTTTCAGCACTTCCCGGTGTAGCACTGGGTGGTGCTAATGCACTTCGTTTGGGTGCAAGGGAAGCGGATGCAACTTTACTGAAACAGCAGGGTGAAGCCGCCTTCGCTAAGCGAGAAGCAGACGCAAAGGTAGCGGCAAAAGAAACTATTGCTAAAGCACAGGACAGCGATGGTAAGTCTGTATCCGAAGTAGAAGAAGTTTTAGCTGAGTTGGAAGCGTTAACGATTGATCCAACTACCGGCAAGGCTGTCAAAACAAAGCCACTAGATAAAGTTGAGATCGCAGAAGGTGAGTCCATTCAGATTGGTATTGGGCAACCGGAAGGATTTGAGATCCGTTTAGAGCAGGGCGACATTGATAAGATGACAGCCGCCATATTAGAAATGAAAGAAGTCATTCCTAGAACTCCCGGAAATAAAATAACTGCTGACTTATCTCTTGCTATTGCTAATGGTGATATCCCATTAGATATGTATGTAAAAACAATGGAGAAGTACAATCTAAGTGGCAGGGATATTGGATTAATTTATCAGGCTAACGTATCTAACGCCGCGAGACTTCTTAAATCAGCACAAGCTATTGGTGGAAAATCTGCTCAAGATATTCTGTTACTTAAAAAACAGTTAAAGGCGGCTATTGATAAGGGGCAGGATTTAAGTGAGGCAGTAGGCGCAGATGTAAAGTTAGCAACTGAGGTTGGTCAAGAGGCGACTATTCGTGGCTACGCCAAAGATACTGCAAATAAGTTTGAGCGTGTCCGTCGATCTATTATGACTTCTCAGCCAGTCACCACATTACGTAACGTATTCGGTGGAGCATCTCGTTTAACACTGGACATGTTTGAAGAAGCTGTAGAAGTAGGGACTACCTCTTTATATAATGGCATTGCGAAACGTGTCGGACTCAAACCGATTGAAGCAAATAAACGATTCTTAAATTCTGCAGACATGGGTAAGTACGTCCTTAATACATCTGAAGCAGATTTGATTGCAAACTTGTACAAGAATATAGATCAGAAAGGGTTTGATAAATTCTTCGGTAACTTTATTGACTCTTCTGTTGCAGGCACAAAAACCGATGGCGGTGGTTGGTTAACAGGCATTGGCAATGGACTAAACATTCTTAACCGCATGTCGGATAACTTCTTTAAAAAGACTGCATTTGCCGGTGAGCTTAGCCGCTTAGTCAAGGCCAACTACGATGAAAGTCTTACTGACCTCATAAAAAATGGTAGGTTTAATAGTATTGATCCTAGACTTTTTAATGAGGCAATGGATAAAGCATTTGAAATGGTGTATCAGAAAACACCAAAGGGTAAAGGTTTCTTTGCTGAGCAATCCAGAAACTATCTGAACATTGACCAGCAGTACGGATTTGTTACAGGATTAATGATTCCATTTCCTCGCTTCGTGATTAACCAGATTCAATTTATGTATGAGCATGCTCCCATTATCGGCATGTTGCAGGCGGAGAAACTGGGCGGTGGTGGAAAGGTAGCAGGAAGATCATTAGCTAAGAGAATCTCTCAACAAGCTAGTGGTGCGATGATGCTTTATACTTTTGTTAGCCTTCGTAACACACAAGACCCCGGAACACTTTGGTATAACGTAGAGACTGAAGACGGTACTGTGGATCTTCGGCCTATGTTGGGGCCGATGAACTTAGAACTGTACATAGCTGATACATATGTTAAGTTGCGCAGAGGTGAGCCACAGCCAAACCTTGTAGGTTTCTCACAGGACATGGTCCAGACTGCTATTGGTTCATCTATGAGAGCAGGGACAGGTCTTCAGCTAGTCAATGATGTGTTGCCTAGTTTGCTCGGTGATCTAGATCCAGACGGTGCTACAGGCGGAAAGATTTCTATTGCTAATGAACAGACACTTGGAAGGATTGCAGGCGACTACTTTAACACGTTCACCTTCCCCTTGCCTGTCAGTATCGTCAGAGATTTGTATTCCTTAACGGATGAGCAAATGCGTCAAATACCGGAAACTAACGGTCAAGTAGATTGGCACGATATCATGTTTGCTCGCGCTGGTAGAACACTAGGTCCAATTCGTGAAATGCTAGGCATGGAGAACGAGAAAGATCCACGTTACAGCATAATGAGATCTACTCCTGCTAAAAAGGTAGATCCATTACGTACAGCAACCACAGGATTTAACATCTCTGAGAATGCAAACGAAGTGGAGAAAGAAGCTAACCGCCTTCAGGTCAGACCTTATGAAATCTATCGCAGATTTAAGTTTGGCCCTGCCGATGTTAGCATACGGGAAAAGGTAGCAAGTGAACTGCCTCAGAAAATGTCAGGGTACATTAGAGGTGAAGAATACAAGAAGCAGAACAATGAAAACAAAAGAAAGTTCTTTAAGGAAAAAGCTAGGGAAATTGTTACCGGCATCTCTTCTAAGGTTCTAAATGAGCTTGGCACGAAAATTGAATTGTTCATGGAAAGAAATCCCGACGCCACAGAGGATATGATCAGAGAAGAGTTTGGATACACTATTAACGATATTATGCAGTATCGGTATGAGACTGAGATATCAAAAGATAATCGTGCCGCACTTGAATCTGAGATAGGAAAGCCTACAGAGGACTCTAACTTCAGTGAATACTTCTTTGCAGGACAAGTTAAGTCGGAGCAAAAGTTAGCTTCTGGTGGTTTAGTGCAGACCTTTAATGTAGGTGGTGACGTAGGTGACCCACTGGCACTGTCAGAGACTGCGGCAGAAGAAGATGTTGCTACTCGTGAGCAAGAAAGTGAAGACTACGTTAAGCAGATGATTGAGCTAGGTCTTGACCTTGCGCCTGTGACTGGTGAGATACGCTCAGCGCAGAGTGCTATCAAAGACTATGAAGAGGGTAACTATGGCATGGCGGCACTGGGTGCGTTAGGTGCAGTACCGGGTGTTGGTATAATAGGAAGAGGCGCAAAGGCTGGTGTCAAAGCACTGCGCTCTGTAGACAAGGCTGAAGATATTGCTGATGCCAAGAAGATACTGGGCGATGAAGACGCAATCCAAGTTTGGAAGGATGCTAACAGATTACCTGAAAGTCAGAGACAAAAGCGAACTCCAATAGTGCAACAGGCGGCACAAGATCTAAAAGATGGGAATATAACTGGTAAAGAGTACAGGAAAATTGCTAAGGCAGAAATGCCTATGCGCCCAATCACTCGTGAAACTTTCCCAGAAATGCCAACACTAAAAGAGATTGTTGGTTCGCTAGGTAAGAATCAGTCTGAAAAAGGAATTGTCGGTTTAAATTTAGAAATACCGGATGGAACACGTGTAGGATCTCGTCTAGATATTCCTGCTTACGACAAATATGACACATGGGTTGTGTCTCTACACGATGGTACAGTAAGAAATGGTAAGGCGATTGGCTATGGTCAAACTGCTGTACTAGATAACGTAGAGTTCTTCACTGAAGGGCAAGGCGCTCTAAACATAGCCACAAAGAAACCTAAAGCTACCATCGCTCGTATACATGGGGATTACAAGAATGAAGATCCCGAAGCTGTATACAATAAAGTTTTTGAGCTAATGGACGATCCTGAGTGGACGCAGGTTGGGATGAATCCATTCCGCCATTCGTTCTTCTACGATAAGGCAACTGGCAAGCCAGTCACACGGGCGGATGAAGTGTTGCAGGTAGGACCATTAGTGCTTGCAAAGGGTGCTAGATCAGAACTTAGTGACCTCAAGAAGCTGAAGATCAAATCGGCGGACGGTAAGGTTCGTGTATTTAACAGTGGCGGATTAATGTCACGCACATAAAAAACCCCTCATTGCGAGGGGCTGTGCATTTGCTGTGAGGGTGAGATCAAACAGCGGAGGGAAAACTGCCTTAGCAGTTTCTCTCTTATAACTAATAGTTATACACTAATGAATATAAAAGTCAATAGGTTATATTAAATCTTTCTTATTTGTCGTTTCAGGTGTCTGATGACTGCCTCCATTTCCTTGATCTTTTGGTTAAGTTTTTCAAATTCTTGCTTAACTTGATCTTGGCTCATGCGGCTTGCCACCCCCAGTCATCACCTTCCATACCTGCGGCATTGTAATCTGTCACAACACCCTCAAAGAAATTCTTGTGAGAATCTCCTGCAACCACCCAGTCAACCCATGGTAATGGGTTCTCTTTGACTTTATAGTTACCCTTCAGACCTAACTGAATCAGTCGTCTGTCTGCGATGTACCTAATATATTGCTTAACTTCTTCTTGGCTGAGTCCTTCCAAGTCTCCCATCTCATATGCAAGCTCAATAACTTTGTCTTCAAGAGAGACTGCATCTCTGACCATTTGGTAGATATCTGATTTAAATTCATCTGTCACAATCCTTGGGTGTTCTTCACAAAAGGTTCTAAATAGTTTAGTCATGCCTTCACAGTGCATCGTCTCATCACGGATGCTCCACTCGACAATCTCACACATGCCACGCATCTTACCTGTGCGCTGGTAGTTGAGTAGCATTACGAACGCACTGAACAAACTCATGCCTTCATTGATTACTGACCGGGCAACTGCCTTGGCTAAGCCTGACTGCGTGTTCACATCAATGTCAGCCATGAACTCAATCTTGTTAGCCATCTGCTCATACTCTAAGAATGCTGAGAACTCTTCTTCTGGCAGACCTAGCGTGTCATTAAGTAAAGCATAAGAACGCTGATGAACAAATTCACGGTTAGCAAAGCTAGTAAGCATAGCCCGTATTTCGTTATTTTTAAATTTAGGTATGTAAGATTCCAAGTAGTTCGTTCCAACTTGGACATCCGACTGCGTAAAGAGTCTAAGGATCTGTGTAATATGGTTTCTTTCGACATCAGTTAACTTCCCGTTGCTCCACTGCGCAACATCATCTTGCAGTTTAGCTTCCCATTCACCCCAGTGTACCTTCTCATGTGAGATAGCTTTTTCCACAGCCCATGGATATAGAAACGGCTTGTAAGTTTTTGATTCTTCTAGCAATGGCATACACCACTCCGTTTATTGTTAAAGGAAAAAAAGCCCACCGAAGTGGGCCATAAGCACTGAGTAGTTATACTCAACGAGGGAAATTAGTCAATCGTTTTGTTAGCCAATCTATTGCGAAGTTCGTTAACTTGTTGACGTAATTCAACAATTTCTTTTGCGGCTCTTTGTGACAGTGCATCTGGTACTACCTTAGTCTGCCACCCATTGTCAGTTTCTTCAACCATTTCAAGTGCTTGCGCTTCACGCAGTGCTTTGACTAGGTCAAACTCTTCATCAAAATCAATGCTCATATTTCTTCTTCTCCAGTTCTAACTGAATCAGCCTGCTCTCTAGCTTAGCTATCTTTCTAGATTTGTTCTTGACCGAAGCCTTCAGTAGCTTCATCCAAAGCTCTAGCAATTTTTTCTCCACGTTTTGTGCTGTCATCAAATACTCCATTGTTAATGCACTGTTCAAATGTATTCCATAGCTCGTCAAAGCGCATCTCAGCGAAGATCTCTAGCCCCATAAGGGCATTGATTACCTGATCTTCATCCATCCGCTCAGCGGACATATAGAAAGCCTTAATGTCCTCCGTTGTGCGCCATGCTTTCATGATAGCATCTTCTAAATCAGAACGATCTACTGGCTCTCCTCTGCCATTCATGTGTATACCTTTAATCTTCATCGTGATCCTCGTATCCATCATGTTCATCGTCATAGCATCCATGCATCTGAGTGAAGAACTCATCTAATCCCGAGTAGCACATAGCACACATAGCCACAGGCAGTACACCTAAGTACCCATCAATGCCACCCTCAAGTTCAATGTCAAACTCGCAGTGGCAGATGGAGCACACAAGCTCGTTGTGGCTTCTATCTTTATCTGAAGGCACGTGCTCTATTGGTCCTATTGCTATCTGTAATTGTTTCTTTCTAGGCATGGTGTATCTACCCTTGGCATGAGATGCACTCATCCCCATCTGCATCAGATGAGAAATCTTTCAGTGCGTTACGTTCAATGGATGCACCTACTTTGTCAGCAGATACGCCTGCGTTTGTACGTAAATAGTACAGACCCTTGAGTCCTTCCTTCCACGCCTTGATATGTACAGAATTGACATACGGCTTAGGTGAACCAGCAGGGAAGAATAGATTCACCGACTGCCCTTGGCAAATAAACTCCTGTCTCTTAGCCGCATGTTCAACAACCCATGCTTGATCGAGTTCAAAGGCTGTCTTGAAAACGCCCTTCTCATGATCGCTGAGGAAGTCCAGATGCTGGACAGAGCCTTCGTTCGCAATGATTGTTTTCCATGTGCCTTCCGTATTTTCACCGTGTTCCTCCAGAACTTTCTCTAGCTCCTTGTTCTTAACCAGATGCGCACCTGCACGTGTTCTGTGCGTGTATGCATTCGACTTGATAGGCTCAATAGACGCTGAGCACCCACATATGATAGACGAGTTAGCATTCGGAGCAATCGCAAGTAGGTGAGCATTACGCCGCCCTGTGCCTGCCATATCCGGTGCTTCACCTCTTTCCTTAGCGAGTTCATGTGTTGACTCCACCGCATCTTCTTTGATCTTCTTGAACATCTGGTAGTTCTCACTAGCCGCCTGCCAAGATTCCCATGCAATGCCTTTGTTCTGTAGGTAACCATGGAAGCCCATCGCGCCTAAGCCGATGGACCGCTCCATGTACGCACTGAACTTAGCCTTCTCTAACTCTTCCGGAGCATTTCGGATAAAGAATTTAAGGACGTTGTCCAAGAGTCTGACCAAGTCTTGAACCATTCTGGTGTCTCGCCACTCATCCCACTTTTCGAGGTTGACTGAGGAGAGGCAACAGACTGCTGTACGTTCTTTAGATGTAGCGAGATGGATTTCATTGCACAAGTTACTGCCATTAATTGTGAGTCCAAGTGCTCTTTGAGAATCCGGTAACCCTCGCTGGGCTGTGTCGATAAAGTTGAGGTAAGGGCTACCTGTTCTGAAGCGAGCTTCAAGTATTCTTTGCCACAGTTCTCTAGCTTGGACTGTAGATCTGATAGCTCCCGAGTTAGGGCATCGTAGTTCCCATTGTTCTCCATTTTTTACTGCCTCCATAAAAGCATCTGTAATGTTAACTGCATTAAACAAGTTAAAGCATTTGCGGTTCGCATCACCACCAGTAGGATCTTTGAACCTGACGAACTCAATGATCTCCGGATGAGATACATCAAGGTATGCGGCATAGCTACCCTTACGGGTCTTGCCTTGTTTGTAGGCTGTCATCTGTGAGTCAACAACCTTCATGAATGGGATCACTCCCGGTGCCTTGTCACTTACAGGGCGTACATTAGACCAGTGACCGCCGACTCCACCTCCCTTGACAGATAGCCATGCAACTTCAGCATTGTGAGAAATAAGGGAGTCCAGATTGTCACCAACATAAGTGAGAAAACAAGAGATAGGAAGACCCTTGATGTCCTCCCCGTCTCCGGGTGCGTTAGACAAGACCGGAGATGCAAACATAAACCAACGCTTGCTAGCATAGTCATAAATCCGTTGAGCAAAAGCATGATCACCCTCACAGTATGCAACTGCCGCACGTGCAAATGCCTGCTGTGCATACAGTTCATTATCCAACATGTAATAATCTTTGAGTAGGGCCATCGCCTGATCTGACAGGTCTTTATCTCTGTCTAGATCTATCTCGATTCCCTTGTACTTTGTAGAGTCCACTAATCAAGTCCTTCAATTTCAATTCCGATCCGCTTAAGTTCCGCACCCGGAATGTCATAGACACATGAATCGAGCACTTCGCTAACGATTTCTGTGATGCCATCTTCTGTCCTTTGTCCGGGCGAAACTTCAGTTATATCCACATTGAATTCTAAGTCAACCTTTACTTCAATTTCTTGTGACATTACCAGTGTTTCCCTTCCGTCTCTTCCATCATCTCAATCATCTTGTTGAGATACCATCGTGCCTTCTTGGCATTGGTGATAGGGTCACCCTTGCTCCATAGGCGTGTACCTAAGTACTTGAGTATCTGCCACTGGCATCCCCACATGGGGGCTAGTGGGTGCAGGAAGCGCATTACATCGCAGATGTAGTCAAAGGTTTCAATCAGTCCGGAGTTGTAGTGCTCAGGCTTATCTACCTCATCAAAGAATCTATCCTCTTCATCCTCAAGGACATCATCAAATACATCACCTACAGATTGAATCTTTTCAATGCTCTCTGACTCACTCATCATGCACTCCCATGTGTCTTCGTATTGAAATCTAATGTGATCACCTTGCCATCTGCGCTACGTGTAAAAACAGTAGGCTTATTTTCTTCTAGGTCTACTTCGTATTCATCATCGGAGTAGTCAGCAAACTTTTCTGCAAAGTATGACTTAACATATGTTAGGAACTCTGGGTCTTCTTCCATAAGCATTAGTGTACAGGCCATCATGCCACACACACTACGTAGCTGAGAAATATCTTCATCTGATAAGTCCCCCGCTAACTCTTCGTACATACCGGCAGAGACATTACCTGTCCATACGCCATCAACAAATTCAGGCTCAATATCAATCCCAAACATTGAATGTTCTTTATCTTTTACTTCATCACTCATTGTATAACTACCTTTTGATTTTCTCTAATGGAAATTCTACAAACTCACTAGGCATTAGCTTAGCAGGTTTCTTTCTCTCGTCAATCCATTCTTGTGGGACGTCCTTGTCCGCATATAAGAAGCCATTCTTAGTACACCAATCTGCATATGTAGTCTTAGCACCCTTACGTAACTTACTGTTACTGTTGCTAAATACAAATCGGATATCCAAGTCCGGGTGTTGCTTCTTGATTGATAGGTGTTTCTTTCTATCGTCAGGTAAGAACCTGCCCTTCGTCTCTATTATTATTCCATTTGGTAATAAAAAGTCTGGGGTATATGTCCGATAGTTTAGATCTTCCCACTCAATCTTGAAGCACTCGTACTGGGCAGAACACTTGCGGGACTTCAGTGAGTCCAGTACAACATGCTCTAACCCAGAACGATACCCGTGCTTGAGTGCATTACTTCGTGTCTTGCTTCTCTTTATACTCATCAGCTATCTCGATATATGCAACCATTGGCGGTTCTTTTGCCTGTGATGCAAGCGAGGGTAGCTCTTGTAAAGAGGGCCAGCACTTGAAGCGGTACTTACACCAGCCACATTCCTCTGAGAGTACTTTGTTGCCGGTTGGTTTCTTACGGAATGTTTCTTCAACAGGCTCAAAGCACCGCTCAAACTTATTCTGAACTAGCTTATTAGCCTTGTCTTCTACTTCATCCAAGATGTCCTGCCTATCGACAGCCATGTCCCATGCAGACACATACTTGAATTCACCTGTCCCCTTGTTAAGTACCCACCAACCACCGGGTTCAACACCCAGAGCCTTAGAGTAGCCTGCAAGCTGACCGATATAACCAAATGAGTCATGTGCTTTTAGTGTGGCGTAGTCCTTGAACTTGTTGTTGTAAGACCATGGGGATGCAGACTTGATATCGTCTACACGTTTATCCATGATCAAGTCATGGGTGCCATCAATCTTGTGCTTACCTGCAGTCAGAGTAGATTTAAACCCATCGCTGAAGTCCACACCCGCTTCTGTCAACACTCCTTTGAAGACAGCTTCCACGATGTCACCAATCATCATGTTCATCAGGAAGTTAGCGGGCATGTCAATGCCTTCTTCTGGCTTGTTCTTATCAAACCATAACTGGCAGTAAGGTCTACCGATGTTAGACATACGTAATGTGAACTTTCGCTCACTCTGATTGAACTGTTTCTCAACAGCTTCCTGTACGTCCCTTACAATGCGAGCGATAGTGGCACTGCTCATGCCACGTTTCGCCTTACGTACATCCTCAAGATATCGGTGTATCTTTATCTCAGCAGGATGATTCATGATCAATCCCCATCGAATTCAATGAACTCATCAACTAACTTAGCATCTTCATCAGATGCTTGAGGTACGTTCTTCTCATTGAATGAGTTAACGATGTATTGATTGTAGTTACCAATCCACTCAATGAAGTCAGAGAAGCGTTGCTGATCAGCTTCCTGTAGCTCGACATTATTACTCAGGTCAAGCTCTTGGGTAGGCAGGAAGAAAGATGCTCCTGTAGGCAAGCTACGTTCCTCTGAGCCACACTTAATCCAGTGCTGTACAGGTAAACGCTTCTGCCGTCCTAGCTGTGTGAATGGTTCGCCCATCGTCTTGAAGGCATCACGGTTATCAATCTCCCAGATGAATGGGGATACATCCGCCGCAACTTCATTACCCTCAGCGTCAACGGGATTGATTAGTTTAACTTCGCCCATGAGTACACGGACACGTTTGATCTGCTTGATCAGTGTCTTTGTGTCATCAGGGAGAGCTTGGAAGTCTGCAATGTAACCAGCAGGCTTACCACAGTTGAACTTACCTGTGTTGTCTTTCAGATCACCATTAAGATCTTCAGCCATGATGGTCTTGACGTAAGACTTCTCATCTGAATTGTAACGCTTGTACATAAAACGCTGTACAAACACACGGATCTCTGCATTTTCTGCATAGATGTATGAATCGTCTGGCAGTTGAAGACGGTACATACCAGCAGGTACAACCTCCATGTTCTTCATCTTACCCTTGACTTCTACCTGCCCCATGACTGCGGAGTTCCATATCCGTAATCGTGGAAGTGTAGATGCTTTAGATGGGCCGCTGTTCATGTCAGCACCCATGCCCATGGCTTGCGCCATCTCTGCGAAGTTCGCAGTATTTAGTGTAGCTACGTCTGTTGTCATATCAGACCTCCTGTTGTTCAAGCCAGTTTACACCAAGTTTAGCCTCTAATAAAAGAGGAACATTAAAATTTATTTTAAATTTATTGTCAATGATTTCTTTTAGGTCACCATTAATTGACTCAATTACACCTATTACCTGTGCCTCTTCATCAGGATGTATGTCGATAACAATTGAGTCATGCACACTGTTCACGATACATGATTGCATATCAGCCATACGCTTTTGTATTTCAAGCAGTACTGTAGGCACAATGTCAGCGGTAGCGAATGACTGCACCGGGTAGTTCTTAATTGCTGTGAAGTTAGTCACTGTCCCATTCTTCCTGCGCTTTACATCAGGGAATGAGAACTGTCTACCGCTAGGTGTAGTGATCTTCTTGTATGTAAGAACTTCCTTGGCTAACTCCCTGTGCCATCTGGCGATACCTTTGTACTTCTCTGTGAAGTGCTCATAGTATCGTGCTTCGGCAGGTGTTCTTCCGTAGCCTGTTGCTCCGTAGAGCGGCGCAAACGTGTGTGCCTTCGCATCCTGTCTGCTAGTCTTCTGACCCGCTTCCGAAATGACTTGTGCTGTGTATGAGTGGACATCAAAACCCTCCGCTACTTCTTTCATTGCTACTTCATCTTGTGACAGGTACGCCGCTACACGGAACTCTAGCTGAGCAAAGTCAGCCTCCATGATCTTACCTCCTGCAAATCGGGAGATGAACACCCGTTTTACAGGAAATGTACCACCACGTGGCATGTTCTGCATGTTGGGATCACGCCCTGAGAACCTGCCAGTAGATGTCATGTGCTGAGTAAGACGTACATGCAGTTTGTTATCTCGCTTAGTGAAAGTACTAATGCCATCAACGAAACTGGATAGATATGTATCCACTGCTGAAAGCCTAGTCAGCTTAGATAAAAACGATGCGGCCTCATCCATACCCTTACCAACAGACACAGCACGTAGGTACTCTAACTTATCCTTACTGGTACTGAATCCATTTGCACTGTGCCATTTAGCAGAGGGTGCACTGAACTTCAGCCCCGCTAACTTGGGTAACTCCTTGAGTACATAGCCCCTACCGATGCATGTGCCGCACTTAGATGACTTCTTAAAGTCACTGCCATCTTTCTTCTTCTTGAAGAATGTACCATTGCCCCTGCAGTCAGAACACTTGTGCGCCTTGGTGCGTCGCACTGGAACACTTGACTCATTAACAAAACGTCTGAAGTCAGTAGGACTCATGTATGGATCAGCATCATTGGCCCATTGTGTTTTGTTCAATGGCTTACGTGAGTAGATCACCCATGATAACTGCTCAGGTGAGTTGAGATTGATCGGGGTATCACCCATAAGGGATAAGACAGACGCATTTAAATCACGAATAAGTGATAATTTTTCTGCCTCAAACTCTTCGCGTACCTGCTCAAGGGCATCTGTATCCACTTCAAATCCATTTTGGTAGATACGAGCGAGAAGAACACATGTCTCCATTGTCAGGTCAGTCACAGTGTGTAGACCTCTGTTTGCATCCTCTCGCATATCAAGAGACTGCTCATAGTAAAGTGCCATAGTAGTTCTCAGATCATCGTATAGATACTCTTTAAGTTCTGCGTACGGAATCTTGTCTACTGTGTACCCGTCCTTGAGATACTTCTTCAGTGTGTCCTGCTTCTTAACTGGTAAATCCCTGCGCTCAGCGACTGCCTCAAGAGACAAGGGCTGTTTAACACCACGCTGTAAAAGGTACTCACCTAACATGGTATCCCACACTGGGCCATTGTAAGTAAAATTAGTCTGCCAGATCCACAGTAAATCGTGTGGGGCATTGTGTGCAATCAGGAGAGTTGTCTTATCCAATATGCTTTGGATCTCTTCACAGTCCTTCTTGCGATCTTCGTACTTACAATCGTACTCTGTGTGATCAAAGGTATAATGCCTAGGCTCCTCACCTTCAACCTGTATGCCGACCATAACTAAACTATTCTGCGGCTCATACGGATCAAGGTGTAACTTACCATCCCTTTTGATCACTGTGTTCTCAACGTCAAGAACTATTTTCATTCTTGTGCCTCTCTAAATATTCGACAGCCCGTTTTATCCTGTCGATGTTATCTTTAAATGCGCCTAAGCCAGAATTACAATGATGGCATACCCATCCCCGGAATGTTTCAGTTTCATGGCAGTGGTCTAAGACCCACTTCTGTAATTTTGTTTGTCTAGACATGGATATCTCATCCATATGTCTATCGCAAATAGGGCACTCATAGTCTTCGTCGGGGTAATCATACTGAGATCTTAGTGTACTTACCAATGCAGAATGATTTCTACGACATGTATTGCACATCCTTTTGATCTCTCCAGATGGCATTATTTGGAACTGGCTTGATGGCTGAGCGAAGCCGCACTTATTACAAGTGATGGCATCCTCTCCGCAATACTCCTCCGTGAACCCAAACATGTCTTCCTGCATACGGTCATACCTCGTATCGCCCAATATAATAATTCAGGTTACATGTAATACGCCCATGCCACCCAGTTAATTTATTCTTTGCGACATTGATGTGTCGGGTAAACCCATCATCTTCAACACCCTCAACAGGTGCATCTTTAGCTACAAGTAGCATCAGGTCAGCCTCACTGGCCTTGCCTGTCTTACTACCCTCCATCATAGACTGGTTAAGATTAGTACGCCCCTCTGCCTCAGCACTTAGCTGTGACATGTAGAAGATTGCACAGTTATATTCCTTGGCTATCTGTCTAGCGTGGATAGCACAGAGCTTGAGTCCTTCATGTGATTGATCCTGAGCGAACTTGTCACCCATATCTAACACGACGATGTCAGGCTTGTACGACTTACATACTTGCTCTACCCAATTCATGTTCTGCCCAGTAGACTCTTTGAGCTTGATGTTTGCACTTAGCTTGTTCCAACGAGCATGTGCCTCACGGGGATTCTTCCTGATCTCCTTCATGGTCATACCAGTTACCGCTGTCAGGTAACGTGTACCGACACGGTGATAGGCTTCCTCGTTACAGAGCACAACACACTTGGCACCCTGTGATGCAAAGCCATTAGGTCCTGCGATTATTGATGCGTGGAAGGATGTCTTCCCTGTGTTAGGGCGAGCACCACCTACGACTAAGTGTCCTGCATTCACACCCTCAACATGCTGTGCAAGTGTAGGTAAGTTAAACTTCCATCGTGCCTCTTCATCATCCTTCTCAAGTAATGTCTCAAGAGAGATGTCTTCCCATTCAATGTTTAGGTCAGGTAAAAAGTCATCACGATGGTTGTCAAGTATCCTACGCAGTGGCTCTAAAGTTACGTCTTCATTGTTTACGTAATCAAAAGACAGGTTGTACAATTGTGCACCCACATCTTTCTGGAACAGCATAGACAGAATCTCATTGGCTACATCCGCACCAATAGGATCTACATGCTTCATTTTATTAAAGTACGATTTGTATACGTCTTCTTGGGCAGTGGTCAGTCCTTTCTCACTAGCTAAGAACAATCCCTCGATCTCACTCACTGTTAAGTCACGCTTGTACTTATCCATTGCATGATCAATCAGTGTCTTGATCTTGCCCATGTCCTTGCTGAATAAACGATGTGGGCATCTGTCACCCTTGTACTCATCGTAGAACTTCTTATTCAGTAGGCTCTTCAGTAGTGCCAGTTCCATTCTTATCTCCTCCAAATATCTTGTCCCAGTTATCACGGTATGCGTCAGAATTTTTTACACGTGTCCTAGAACCTTTCCCACCTTCCCATGAACCACCCTTGGGTTTGTCACGGTTCTTTATCCAATCCTGATTACGATCATTCATGGAGTCACGCCAGTGCTTAGTCATTACACTCTCCTTTAATACCAGCCCATTGCACGACCGAAGCCGAACACGTTAATGCACACGAAGTACGATGTCAATAACAATACCCATGCCGCACCTCTACGGTAGCTAGCATACACTTGTGCAATCACACCTACAAAAGAAACTGGGTACACCACCCTCATGTCAGGCGCACTCGCATTGATTGCTAGGTACATGCTTGCCGCTACTGTGAACACGAAGCCTACCAGTTCAAGCCAGAAGGCTTTGCGATCACTTCTGTAACTGGTTACCCAGAACTCACTGATTTTGTTCATTCCTGTGGATCACTGCCGGGGTACACATACTCAGGTACGTTGTACTTCTTTATCGCTTCTTCTAGATCGTAGTAGTACACAGCGGCAGGCACAGGCTTGCCCTGCTTAGGTGCGAGGTCATCAGCCATCGACTTCCATTTGGAATACCCAAAGGTGTCATCCGCCATGTCAGCTTCGTTCGCAAGGAACAAAGCCCACAAGTAAGCGCACTCACCAGTTAATCCAATGCCATCACCCTGCCACAACAATGGCCTCTCAACGTAGGGTACTTTACTCATGATGCTTTCTTCCATGGCTTCGTGATCATCCAGTGACCGAATGGCACAGAGCCTTGCCAGTCACGCTCAAATGGTGTCATCCCCTTCGGGACAGCACTTTTAGTTCCCCTCCTGAGAAGGGATTGATTCCTTGGGGCTAAGTCAAACTGCTTACGCAATTTACCTAGCTTAGTTTTAACAGCGTCCCCTGTCTTACCAATCTCAATACCAATTTCATGGTTGGTCTTGTGTTCTTTGTACATCTTGACCGTTGTCTCGATCTCTTCCTGAGTCCAAGGAACATTGTAACCGCCTCGCCTATGCATATAACATCTCCGCTAATTTATCTAAGTCTTCAGTTCGTTTGTACTTTAAGTCATCACTCAGGTTCAATGCCCTGCAGTTTAACTCCCTTGCAATCTTGATTGTCTTGTCTCGTGCGTCAGGATCTAATGCAACAATCAATTTGTCAAACCATTTATTAATGTAGGTACGATGGAAGTCCGTTAGTTGTGTACCTAACAATGCGATGCCCACTACTTCTCTCTCTTTCCATTCCCCAATGACATAAGCACTGATTGCATCCTCAACTATGACTGCTACATCGCCTGCCCCATGAACATAAGGCATTGGGGATGATGCGTAGCGTAGCCACTTGGGTGTTCTGCCTGTCATTGACCTACCTACTGCGTCTACAAGTACATTGTTCTCAGTGTACACAGGGAAAACCACACGATCCTGTCTGATATCGTACATAACATCATTGTGTTTGATGCCATAGCGATCTAAAAACATAGGATCTATGGGGTTTTGTACCTCTGTGTATGGGGTAAGGTAGGGAGGAAGCTCATAGGTACATAGATCCTGCTCAGAATGGCTCTCAGAGCTACGTTTTTGTAGCCTTTGCAATTCCATGATAGTACTCGCATCTATGAACTTATGCTGTGTGCCCCTGATGCCACAACTATTCTTGTAACAGTTGTACAGAACAGTAGTGTAGTCCCGTGTCACAGTAAAAGTGTTCTTACCATAACAAACAGGACAGTCACATCTGTGTGTTGCATCGACAGGTAAGTCTAATGAGTCGATAAAATCACTTAATTTAGACATATACAGTCTCCCATAAACGTGTAAAACATTTTTACAGCCTTACCTACTAGATGTATCACCTGCCATGTGAACAGAGCGGAGCGTACACGCATTTGTAGCACCCGTCAAGGTATTTTTCATGTAAGGTGTTACTGATTGTGGTGACTGGTGACCCGTGACCTGCATGATCTGGGCAATACCCACGCCTGCCTCAACCATTTCTGTAGTCGCTGTGCGTCTAAGGTCAGCCAGTCGTAGTTCTGGGTTAATCCCAGCCTCAATGATAACTTTCTTTGCGACACGTGAGACTACCTCCAGTCCATAGGGTGCATACCCATTGTCAGTCCTAGCATTGACGTTAGGTGCAACATACGGTTGCCAGTCAAATGCCCCATTTTGTTGCCTCAGTATGTCCATCAGGTCATCTGAGATAGGTAGATGCACAACTGCCCTGCGCTTAGACTGCTCTAAGTGTAAGACATTGTTTTCAAAGTCAATTTTATCCCAAGTAAGCATACGCATGTCACCGATACGCTGTGCCCACTCATACGCCATGTGTGCAATCAACCCAATGCCACGGGTATTGAACTTACTATACGCTGTATCTAAGAATTTCTTGACATCATCGGGTTGCCACATCACTTTTCGTGGCTTAGGTGTCTCCATCTGGATACTAGACCAAGGGTTACCATCTACATGGCCGTACTTCTTGCCAAAGTTGTACATCTTGCGTACGACAGACACGATACGGTTAGCAAATGTGATACCCCGGTCAGATATGATGTCGTAGATCTCCTGTGCTTGTGGTGTGGTCACATCATTGTATCTAAGATTGCGTATTGCCTTGCCATTCCACTTAGTTTCACAGAAAACACGCATCCAGTAACGATACTGATCCTGCGAGGCAGTCACACGATTAAAATCTCGTGAGTTTAGGTACGCATCCACTAAGGATTCCATAAGTACACCATTAATTTCGTTCATATTTCATTGTCCTTTCAAGATTGAGTAGGGCAGAGCGAATGCTACTACCCATACCCATGTAGTCCTCAGTTGAAGCTACCCATGACCGACCAACCCAACGCACAGATACCTTATGGTTGTGCATGAAGTTGATCAGCGATGTGTCGCTACGCTTATGCTCATCCGCCATGTCATGTAGATCACTCATACTGCATGCACTCTGAGATTGTGTTATGCCCAATGATATTAGCGGCCTCATTGAGACGCGCATTGGTAAACTCACGTTGCTTATCCTTCTGCTCAAAACGCTCAGCAACTAGACTTGCAACCCATTCGTATGACTCTTTGCTGTCACCGATATTCTTTACAAACTCAACGATCTCATCGTCACTGTAATACTTAGCCATGTTTATTTCCTCTGATGTAAGTAAAGTGGCCTAGGACAATCCCAGACCACTCATTTAAGTTAAGCCGCGAGGCCAACCAGTTGCTTGAACTCAGGCAGATCAACGACAGCCTGTGCTTTTTGTTCAATGATGGCTTGCTTCCGTGCCATGTTCGTACCCTCACGGCCAGTAACGTGTGTACCGATGTGAGTGATGACATTGAACAAGCGGTAGCCTGTGTCGCCAAGGTTGTTGTACATATTCCAGATGCGAGCACCTTCCTCGACAGACTTCTGATTGATCTTGATACCAGATGCAATGCGATAGGTAGCTACATTCTCACGAATGAACTCCATAGCACGATCCTTGGACAATGGTGTTGCCATCATGTTTTTGTACAACTCAGCCTCAGCCTCAAGGCGAGCAGGGAAGTCAGCCACGATACGGCCTAGCTTCTCTGGATCAGCAGACTGTGTGTTCTTAGCTGACACCTCTAGCTTCTCAGCGATAGACGCTTGCCCATTGCTACACCAGTAGCGGAACAGGCCACACTGGATGTGATGCTTGAACGTCATGTCATGTGAAGCGTAGATACGGAAACGCATTGAGTGTACGTCACCCACAGCAGGCTCAAACTCATACTGCTTGAAGATGATGTCAGCCGAATACGAACCACCATCCGGTGCGATAAGGAACTTGATCTTGATCTGTGATGTATCCAGACCAGACAACTCGATACCCTCACGCATGGAATCCCACATGATGAAGTACGGGTTAGCCACATGGTTATTACCTACAACCTGCATGACCTCGCCCTTGGGCAGACCAGTCAGTGGATCAATGTCACCAATGGTAGGGTTGATGATTGCGAACTTATCCTTCACAAGCAGGCCATTGTGACGCAAAGGCTCACGCTTAGGCTCAAACACCAGTGATGGTGCTACTTCAGAAAGTGGAAGGATTCCGTTACAGTCTTGATATACGCTCATAATGTATTGCTCCAATAGCTAATGATAATATTGTGTTTACAATTTTAGTGAATAAAAAAATACCTGTCAACTAATTCTTTTGACGTTCATATAATTCCGATGCTTACCATCGAGACTATACAAAGCGAGTGCTATCTTACGCATGGCTGTGTCCAGTGCCTTGCTAGCCTCATCGAGATCCTCACTCTCGTAATCGCCAGTGTTCTGCACGTCACTCCACACACTGAACGTAGCGTCCAGTGCTTTCTCTAGCCCTTTCATTAACTCTCTATTGATTGTCGTCATTGTTTCTCTCCTCTTGTGCTTTGTTCCACATATCCATGACATCCTTCGGTACATGGACGACACAGAAGTCTTCAAACTCATGCTGTACGTCCATCACCTCAAGCACGTCAAACGCTAGCTCAAGCATCTCAAGATCGGTTGGCTTACTCATCGTCATTCACCCTTACGGAAATAATCCGTCCTCTTTTTTCTGTGTCTGCTTCACTCGCATCCTCATCAATTACGGAATCATAATTGCCATTCTCAATTTGCTGTATTGCATCCACCATACTTTCGGCTTCAACAGTGAAAGTTTTCAGGACAACTACTTCCTGCACAACAACGAATTCCTTCGGTTCTTGTTCCTCATAGTAGTCCGCCATGTATTTACTTTTGTATTCCATAGTTACTCTCCTTCATTTAGAAATGGGATGCGTAAAAAATTATTACACACCCCGTCATTAATTAGAACTTAAATGCCTGCTGTCCAGACATCTCAAACTTCGACTTGTCACTCGCAATGTAAGTGCAGTCCCCCTTGGCATTCACAAAGAACGTCATCACATAGTGACGCTTGTATGCCGGTACAAAGATGCGACAGGAGATTGAGTCATCACTGACCCCCTCAATCGCAGTCACTTTGAAGTTTGCTTTGATCATGTCACCGACACGACCCTTCCACTCAGCAGTGAAGAAACGGCCTTTGCTGTTCATCAACTGCATCTTTAATAGATCAACTCTTTTCATAGTTCATTTCCTTACATTAGTTCAACGTCATTACTCTGTGTCTTGACGCAACCATCTGATCAACGACTCAATAGATGCCAACACCAAGTGTCCACATACAAGGACACCTAGCATCAGCGCGACATAAAATATAAATTACTCCTCTTCTTTCACTGCAAACAACTGGCCGAATGAATGCATCACCACACGATACGCAGGGCGTATCTCATCTGGCAAATCATCATTCTCCTCCATCATCACCATGTTCTCCAAGGCGATGAGCATATCCGGGGTATCTGTATCGTGACCATCCACAGTCTTAAATACCCAACCATTCTTTACTGCGTACGGCTCAACGATAGCCATCGCTTCTTTAAAGTCACTCACACTACCCTCCTCAACTTGCCTATAAAATCAAACCCCATTGGATTCACGATAAAGTAATCATCCAACTCCACATCACGGATGATGTCACCGACACTCACTGTGTGCATCCGATCAAGACGCTCGATCACCTTCTCATCACCCATACCTGACGCTTCATATACGCCCTCCAGTGACGATACATTGAACTTAGCCACGGCACGGTACCCATTCTTCTCAAACAATTCCTGAGCGAGTTGCTTGGTGTACTCATATGGTGAGTCAGAATACTGCACACCACGGTACATGAATGGACTGGTAGATTTCTCTTCCATCAAACGCTCTGCCACCTCAAACGGTAGCTGATAAACTTCATACATATTTATTCTCCTATGTGTAATAAATTTTTACGCCGCATTAAAAAAGCCCCACCGAAGTGGGGCAATGAGGGAACTGTTACATCCAAGAGATGTATTCAGATTCACACATGATCCACTCAACACCTGTCGCCTTAGTCAGGCGATTACGCGCATCAATGGCATCAATCTTGGCGAGCTTATTGTACTTAGGAAAGTACTCTAACCTCTCACCAGACAACTTGGCAATCTGATACGCTTTCTTGCGCTCAGCACCAGACTGTGTGTTAGGCGATAGTGAATAATGTATAGACATGATGACCTCCTTAGGTCTGTAATAAATTTTTACACATCACTGAGAAATCGGGGTGATCTCTCAGCCTGTATAGTATCTCACACTATTGACCACTTGTCAAGTGACACTAAAAGTCACCCAAGTTGATACGCATTCTGCGTTCCTCTGCCGCCCTATCAAAGGTGTTAGGATCTACACGCTGTACATACTCCAACTTGAACTCACGGTACTCCACATCATGTTCATTACTCATGTCCCACTTAGCCTCCCACTCACGCATGGGTATGCACTCAGAGGGAAACTCTTTCCATCCGATATTGTTACACATACAGATGGACGCAACGAATGCCATAGCATCTTGGCGACTGTCCAACCCAGACACGATATAGTCTGTGCCTGACTTGAACTTCCAATAACTTTGATCATCCGCAAATTTACCTGTGCCACCATGTGCGCCATAGTTTTCCAGACCCTGTGTTGTTACATAAAATTCAGCCATTAGCTGATCTCCTCATCTAAATTTCTGGGCGCACTGCTTGGCTCATGAAACAGAACCTCAGTGCGAATGTTTTTGACGTCCGCATAAATTGTGTACACGACACGACCACGCTTAGCCCCAAACTCTTTAACAAGCACATCCCAAGCAGGGCGCGACGCTTTTCTGTTCTCCCGAATCTTCAAGAGGGCATTGGGATCGGACGAATATTTTTGAACGAACTCACACGCCATGTGACTCAGATTCTCATGCAAAAAAGTTATGTTACCAAACACGATTCATTCTCCTATGTGTAAAATATTTTTACGCTACTGCAATCAGATCAGGATTGTCGATGACAAACCCAGACGTATCATTCTTTGCATCACCCTTCGGTTTGAGTGCCACAATCGTGTTGCGTGTCTGCACATTAATCAAATCAGACTCATCACCATCAATGACAGGCCGTCCCAAGAATGTTTTAGGGAATCCCCCACGAAACACCACAGCAATCGGACGATCAGTCTTGAGCGCAACTTGCACCTGCTTTTGATACTCAGGCACAGACGAATAGCTGAACATCAGATTGTAGTTCGCGGGAGTGCGAGTCAAGCGGAATGGTTGCTTGGTGTAATCAATGAACTCACAATCGGCAAACTCCCCCACCATATCAATGCGTTTCTCCCATAGCACATCAGACATTGTATTCAGACGGAACACAGCTTTGACACCCTGCTTGGCACACAGCTTTTGAAAGTTGCGCATCTCAAGCAATAGCTGATCCATGAACCCTGCATTGTCCGCATGAAACCACGCAGACTTCGCATCGCGTGATTCATTGACAGACGGGAATACTTTCGCCATGCCGGACGTATCGAGACACACATCACGGCATTTGGCTAGTCCACTTGCAGGACAAAGAACCTCATCTGGACGCAGAGTCAGTGACGCATAACGGACAGTCATACCTGCGAGCTTAGTCTTAGCTGACTTCCTAACCTTGGTGTTGCCACCACTTTTATCTAACAATTTCATATCAACATCTCCATTTGATGTGTAATAAATTTTTACGCCTCACTGGCTGAGAAGTGAACAGACACTTCCCAACCATGCAACCATTGTCTCACACTATTGATCACTTGTCAAGTGACACTTCTACACACTTCCAGACCTCAATCCGTGTGAACACGAACAGAGAACAGAAACTAAACACGAACCCGATGAAGGGAACGATCCAATCAAACACACTGTGCCACACTGACAGGTTCTCAGGACGGGTAAACGCAAGCGATAACCCAACCACGAACACGAACAGACCAAGCAACACAAAGAACCCAAACAGCACACGCAATGCGAGCGCACCAAAGCTAAACTTCCACATATCAAGACACCTTTACAATCAAACCATCCTTAATGACCACACTCGCAAAAAACTCACGCTTGTGACCAGTAAGGTACGGACGGTTGGAACCATAGACAGTCGCGTTGGAATAATCCTTCGCACCAAAAATATCGGCAGACGGATCGCTATACATTAACGGCTGACCGATACACTCTTTGAGATTTTTCTTTGATGGATAATCTAGAATTAATGACATTTTTCACACTCCTATGTGTAATAAATTTTTACGCATTACGATTTTGCGCTCAGGCACTCAGGC